ATCACTGGGTTATCATCCAACTACAAGTATCCCAGAGGGTATTGCAAACTTTTATAAATGGTACAAGGAATATCACGGAGTATAATTATGGCAGATGATTTTGATAAGTTCGTCCCCAAGACAGAGGGTACACCCCAACCCGAAACAATAAGTAAAGAGAACCCATTGAAGATGGGTATTGTCGGTCATGGGTTTGTAGGTAAGGCAGTGGAGTATGCATTCCATCACCACATGATAGAACACTTCTTAGTTGATCCTAACTATGATACAAACATAGATGACCTTATTAAATGGGATCCATCTATAGTCTTTATATGTGCACCAACACCACAGAATGCTAAGAGTGGATTTGTTGATGCATCTATTGTAGAAGATGCTGTACTAAAACTTGTATACAATACAAATGCATTTGTTGTTGTCAAATCAACAGTAACACCAGATATAATCGACAGACTCTATAACTCTATAGAACCAGAAGATATGGATAGGTTCATTTATAATCCAGAGTTCCTAACTGAGAAGTCTGCATGTGAAGACTTTGTGAATGCTGAACACCATGTGTTCGGTGGTACCGCAAATGCATGTGATGAACTGGCACAACTCTATGACATCTTCTCTCTATGTAAGAGTGACAAGTATTATAAGATGTCTGGATGTGAAGCATCGTTTGTTAAGTATGCCACGAATGCATACCTTGCAACTAAACTCACATTCTTTAATCAGTTGAAAGATCTGGTTGATGGATTTGATTGTAGTTACAATGTGGTCACTCGTGCTATGGGTGCAGATGATCGTATTGGTATCAAACATACAAGAGTCCCTGGCCCAGATAAGAAGAAGGGGTTCGGTGGTGCATGTCTACCCAAAGACACTATGGCACTGCTAAAGTTTTCGGAGTCAAGAGGTAGTGAAAATACTTTCGATTTATTGGAAAAAGTCTTGACAATCAACGGAAAATATCGTATAATGTATGATATAGATGAACGTGAAAAAGTTAATAATATAACATTTGGAGAAAGTGAATAATATGGGTTTGATGGATAAATTGAAAAAGCAGTCTACTGTAAAGGATACTGCAACACTTGCGACAAGCAAGTTCTTTGGTGTAACGGACATGGTACCAACCGATGTCCCTATGGTAAACGTAGCACTGAGTGGAGATGCGGATGGTGGTGTGACGCCAGGATTAACAGTCCTTGCAGGGCCGTCTAAGCATTTCAAAACTTCGTTCGCATTGCTTATGGCAAGTGCGTACTTGAAACAAAAGAAGGACGCAGTAATGTTGTTCTATGATTCTGAGTTTGGTTCACCGCAATCATACTTCGAAACATTCGGTATTGATACTGAACGTGTATTACACACACCAGTAAAAGATGTCGAGCAGTTAAAGATTGACATTGTCGGTCAACTGGAAAACTTAGAAGCATCCGATGATGTTATCATTGTAATCGACTCTGTCGGTAACCTTGCATCTAAGAAAGAACTGGATGATGCACTTGACGGTAAGTCAGTTGCAGATATGTCACGTGCGAAAGCATTCAAATCATTATTCAGAATGGTAACTCCATACTTGAATATGAAGAAGATCCCAATGATTGCTATCAACCATACCTACAAAGAGATCGGTCTATATCCTAAAGACATCGTATCTGGTGGTACTGGTATCATGTATAGTGCTGATAATGTATGGATCATTGGTCGTAGACAGAACAAGACTGGTACTGAGGTTACAGGTTATGACTTTGTAATCAAGGTAGAGAAGTCTCGATTTGCCAAAGAAAATTCTAAGATACCTATTAGTGTATCGTGGGATGGTGGTGTAGAGAAATGGTCTGGTCTACTGGACGTAGGTCTGGCAGGTGGGTATGTTACTAAACCAAGTAATGGTTGGTATCAACGTGCAGGTACTGAGAATAAAGTCCGTAAAGATGTAACCCTAACTGAAGAGTTCTGGGCACCTATCTTTGCTGAGACAGACTTCAAAGACTTTCTGAAAAAACAATACCAGATAGGCTTGCAAAGTGTCGTAGAACTTGATATAATGGTTGAAAATGAAAACACTGGATCTTAACAAACCGTCCGAAGGTCTTGACTATGAGTTGATACCTGTTGAGTATGTCGATAATGAAGCAGCGTGGGATGTTCGCATCCTACGTGGTTCCTTTACCGAGACAGTGATCCGATACGGAACTATCCGTGTCGATGGTGAGAAGGATCACTTATCCTTTGACTTCCGTGTTGTGGAGTCACCAGAGTCTGGACTGAGTTCAGATGATGTGCCACTACAAGAACATGCAGGTGATATCTTGTTTGATATTCTTGAACGTGGGATGGATGAAGGATGGGTATACGGAACTGATAAATCTAAAGATAATGGAGAAGCAATTGGAAATAAAACTGGAACAAACAATACTGAGAAACTTACTCACAAATGATGCGTACACTCGTAAGGTCGCCGCATTCTTAGCACCCGAATATTTCGAGGGTGTATACAAAGGACTGTTCTCAGAGTTCACTAAGTTCATTGCAAAGTATAACAAACTTCCTACGCAAGAATCATTCAAGATTGAGATCGATGAAGCAGACAGAATGTCTGACGAACACTATCGTCATGCCATGGAGATCCTTCCTAACATCTTTAACTATGAGAAAGAGAACCTTGAATGGTTGATTGATCGTACCGAGAAGTGGTGCCAAGACCGTGCAGTATATAATGCTATCATGGAATCTATTCAAGTCATTGATGGCAAACACCAAACACTAACCAAGAACGCACTTCCAGATATTCTATCCAAAGCACTGGCAGTAACGTTCGATACTAATATCGGTCACGACTATATTGAGAATGTCGATGATCGTTATGACTTCTATACAACTACTGAGGAAAGACTACCGTTTGACCTTGACCTATTCAACCAGATCACCAAGGGTGGTTTACCTAACAAGACTCTGAACATTGCACTGGCAGGTACAGGTGTTGGTAAGTCTCTCTTTATGTGTCACTGTGCAGGTGCCGCTCTTACTATGGGTAAGAACGTATTGTACATTACTATGGAGATGGCAGAAGAAAGAATCGCAGAACGTATCGATGCTAATCTTCTGAACATACCTATTGATCAGTTAGAGAATATGTCACGTGATATGTTCACGGACAAGGTCGGTCAGATCTCTGCAAAGACCAACGGTAAGTTGATCATTAAAGAATATCCGACTGGGGGTGCAAATGCATCTCACTTCCGTGCACTACTAAATGAGTTGAAACTCAAGAAGAACTTTGTACCAGACATGATCTATATTGATTATCTAAACATCTGCTCATCATCTCGTATGAAAGCAATGGGTGGATCTATCAACTCATATACATATATCAAGTCTATTGCAGAAGAACTACGTGGACTCGCAGTTGAGTTTGATGTACCAGTAGTATCAGCAACACAGACTACAAGATCTGGATACAGTAATGATGATGTTGGTTTGGAAGATACTTCTGAATCGTTTGGTCTACCTGCTACTGCGGATCTAATGTTTGCCTTGATTTCAAATGAAGAATTGTCAAACAACAGACAGATCCTTGTGAAGCAATTGAAGAATCGATACAATGATCCAGTTGCTAATGGTAGGTTTGTGGTCGGTGTAGATAGATCCAAGATGCGTTTGTATGATGTAGATCAGTCTACTAATCCTATGAATCGTGAAGAAGACAACGGCCCTGCATTCGATAACAGTGCAAGTGGTCAAAGGTTAAATCAAGAGAATAGGTTTGGAGACTTTAAACTATGATGACTGTATGGCAACCATGGGAGATGACACTCTTTGTCATGGCACTAATGGGGATATCTAATTATGTTGGATATTATCTGGGTAAGATTAAGGGCATAGAGATAACTCTAAGGCATATGAATGACGCAGATCTAATGCGTGTAATGAAAGGAGACGATGAGGATGAGTGAAGTAAATCTGGTTGGTGTAACCAAACCAAACGTAGGACATACCAGTGTATGGGATGCAAATGAATTAGTTGCATATACCGCACGTGTATCTAATCCTGCTAACCAAAGTAATAATGAGACTGCCCCACGGTTGATCAAGTATCTGATTAAACATGGTCATTGGTCACCGTTCGAGATGGTGCATATGACTTTGGAGATCAAGACTACTCGTGATATCAGTAGACAGATCTTACGTCATCGCTCGTTTTCATATCAAGAGTTCTCACAGAGGTATGCTGAGTCAGAAGACTTCGATACCAGAGAAGCACGTATGCAGGATGCCAAGAATAGACAAGCATCTGTTGAGACAGATGATCGGACACTGGCAGAAGAGTGGAACATGAAACAACGTGAAGTCATCAATGTTGCGAAGAAGAACTATAACTGGGCATTGGATAACGGCATTGCAAAAGAACAAGCACGTGTGTTGTTACCCGAAGGTAATACCGAGACTACATTATACATGGCAGGATCGTTACGTTCGTGGATACACTACTGCCAGTTACGTATGGGTATCGAGACTCAGAAAGAACACAGAGAAGTCGCATTGAAGTGTTGGGAACATGTTGGTGTTCACTTCCCAGATGTTATAGAAGCACTGGCACCACCGAAGGCA